GAAGCAGAAAGATCACTCATTAATCCTTCCTCAATTAAGTATTGCTGTAATTCTTTTCTTACAACTTGTCTTATTTGTTGCTCGGTTATTGTTTTCACTTTATTTGTCTCCAACCACCCGTCATTTTAAGCAAGCCAGAAATGTCAACACCAGAATCGTTTGGATCAACGCCAGACAAAGGAGAAGCAACAGACTCTGCACCTTTTGCTCCAGATACGTCTCTTGGTGCTGGTGCTGGTGTGGTTCCTTCAAAAAGGTTCATACCACCAAAAGAATTCTTGCTAAACTCTTCTAATCTTTTTCTTCTTTCTTCAATTTGTTTTTGTTTCTCTACTGCTCTATCTTCTTGTAATTGTCTGTTCATTTGTGGTTGAACTTGTCTTTGTTCTACCATTTGAACAGATGAAGTTTGTTTAATTATTTCTGTTATTACAGTTGTCAATTCTTCTTGCATTGCTTCTTTTACAAGTTGCTTAACAAGAGGACGAAGAGTTTTCTTTAAATCATTTGAATTCATTGATTTCCTGCGATAAGTCTCTTTAAGTTTTGAAATTTTAAACTAATGTCTGTTATGTTCATTATGCGTTTAAATTCTTCAGTTGTCATAAGTTTGTGATTAATTATTTCTTTGTTAAGAGTAGACAAATAACCTGCTAACAAAGTATTTGGAATAATTGTTTGTATTTGTTCTTGATTTTCTTTAATGACATTTTTTAATTTATTTTCAATATTTAAAATAAACTGTTTATAGCTTGCAATCTCAGTAGAATTTAAACTTTGACCTCTTTCTTTTCTGTGTGTTATGTTAGCTGTTAAATTATTGAAAATTTCTCTTAATGCTTGTTCTCTTTTACCTGTATTTAATAATTGTAAGTAATAACGTCTTGCTTTCATTATGTCATTACCACTTTGTATTGTAGGTCCGTATTCACCACTTTTTTGTCTATCAATTACTTTTTGATCTCTAACTTGTTTAGCAACATTAGGATTAACTGGTGGTGCCGCAGAAGATGTTGTTTGTGGTTGTGTTTGCTGACCGCCACCAGTTAGTTTTTGATAAGCAGATTTAATACCAGAACCAATTTTTTGAAGAAAACCTTGTTCTACTAAGTATTGTTGTAATTCTTCCCTTATTACAGATCTTAATTGAGATTCTGATAGTTGCATAAAATAAAATTCCTTTACAATACATAAATAGAAAGCGGCACATAAAAATGCACCGCTTTCAGAAAAAAACCTATAACTTAGGTTTTATTTTTAGATCAATAACCTTTCTTGTCGTGTCTTTTACCAGAAAGAGGTTTCATAGCTGATTTTGCTGATTTGTGTGTATTAGCATCACCTTTCATTTGTTTCATAACTTTTGCTTTTTTAGCTTTTTTAGCTTCTGCAAGTTGTTGTTCAAGTGCTGCAATTTCTGCATCAACTGCATCAACTTCTTCCTCTTCCTCTGCCATTTCGTTTGTTAATGCCTCAAGTTCTTCTTTGATGATTTGCTTGAGTCTTGCTGTTGTAAGTTGCATTTATTATCTCCTTATTTTTTTAATAAATCTTGAATTAAATTATTCAATTTTGTTTGCTTGTTTTCTGTAACAATCTTTTTATTCTCTTGGAACATAAATGCACCATGAGTTGAAGGTTCAGAAACAATGTCGAAACAAATAAGATTGAAATCATCTTCAACAATTGTTTCGCCTCTGTTTTCTCTGACAGAACCTGTACCTCTTGAAGAAATACCAATCTTTACGTTTGCGTTTACTAATTCTTTTAATACTTGACCAGATGGAGTATTTAGAACTTGAATCTTACCCATTACATCTTTTCCGTTCCACCATGTTTCCGTAACAAGATGTGATACGTTACGAAGATTAATCACAGATTGATCTGGATGGTCAAGTTCTCCAAGTGCTCTTCTTTCTTGAACTAATTTTTTGTATGTTTCCATTTCTCTATTCAATACTGAGTATGGATAAATTCTTCCGTTACCATTTCTTGCATCGGCTCTTTGAATGACACCAGAAAGCATCATACCACCTTGTTTTATAAAATGCTTATCACTCTCTGTAAGAATGTCTTCACAAAGGCCATCTGGACATAGTTCAAAAAATTCTCTTAGAAGTGATTTGCTCATTTTTTATTCCCTTGTCTTTGGACTATAAACTGCACTTGCTAAGCCTCTTGTTATTTTTCCACCAATACCTTCACTACCACGCATAGGGGCAAATTGTTGTGCTATTGTTTTAAACTTTTCAAATGCATCTTCATCTGAGCTTGGTTTTTTAAACTCTTTGTCTGCTAAATCTTGAATTGCTTTTGCAAAGTCTGGACCAACAAAATAGGCTAAAAGATCGGTATTGGGTTCTTCGTATTTACTTCCACCTAAAAATGTTCTCATATATTCTTTGTTATGATTTACTAATCTATTTAATAAATCACGTCGGTTAACTCTTTGTTCTAATGGTTTCATTTCTTCCTCTGTTGGTATTCTATTCCTAACTCTATCTTGATTTGCTTTCCTACGTGCTTCTTCTGATGCTTTTTTTTGTGCTGCTGCTCGTATTGATGCCTGGAGGGGATCCTGGCCTCTGGAGGGGGCATTTGTTCCAACTTCTGATAGATTAAGCAAATTTTTAAGCTCTTCTTTTATTATTACTCTCAAACGAGATTCTGTTAATTTCATTTTAAATAATTCCTTTTTTATAGTAATTGTAATAATGGTATACCTTTACGGCTTTCCTCTACAGCAAAGTCTTACAGGTTGTAATGCCCACTTTCTAGTCCAAAAACCTTGTGTTAAATTAGTTTTCATAAATTAATCTCCAACTATTCTAATTAGATTCATTTTTATTATTATTCTTTATTGATCTTGAAATTAATTCCAAAATCCGTAAATAATGAACAAAGAACATAAGAACTCCCAGATGATAAACAAGCAAGCAAAAATAAATCAACAATATTTGGGTCTATGCTTGTTAGGTTAGATAGTTTCATCATCAAAGCAACAAACCATCCAACATGAAATCCCATACACATAGGGCATTTAAAAAGTTCTCCCCACAATCCTTCTTTTGGTCTAACACAAGAAAGTATTGAACCATAAACAAGGATGTTGGTTAAACCATAACAAGCAAGAATGAAAAACAAAATCCACATTATTTCTTCTCTTTTTGCTCTCCAAGATAAGCAATGTTGTAATGTTTGTTGATAGAGTAAGCAGCAGTACCAATTGAACCTTGACGAGCTTTCTGTGGTACTTCGCCAAGTTCAGTTGAATCTTCTTCATCTGGATTGGTAAGGTAATTGTCTTGCTCTTTTCTCATAGCTTTTTCGTACTCAAATGATGGTCTTTCTTTATCCATGAATAGTGCAGTTGAAAAGATAATAACTTCAATTGGATCTACTTTTTCTTCTGTTTGAGGAATAGCAGCTTCCATTGATGCATAAATATTTCCTGCTTGTATTGTTGATGGATCAATTACACCACGTTTGTAAAGAAAGTCTAAATACTTATTTTGTGTATAATAAGTTTTATCATCCATCGAAAGAGTTGATAAAACAAGTATTTTTCCTTTTGATGGAGAAATAATAATGTCAATATAAGGATGATCTTGAATAATAAAATTACCATCTAAAGTTTTTCTTATGTCAAGATTAACTTTAGTTTTTGGTGGCTCTTTTGGAGCATTTGGCATTGTATCATCTTTGACTTTTATTTTTATTGACATTAGGAAAGTTCCTTAACAATTCCTTGAAGTTTAAGTACTTTCTCAATAACTTCGTGGTTTATTTGAGTATTCTTTATGTTGTCAATTACACTAAGAACATCTTTTCTTTGTGTGCCTTCATTAAGTTTGGTTGTGTTTTTAACAACATCTTTTAATCTTGAAATCTCTTCATTTAGATAAATTTTAAAATCAAAATCACCATCTGAGAATGAAGCGATGTATCTTGTTAATAGTTCTTTTTGTTCTTCAAGAAGAGTTGTACCATACTTATCATTAAACTTCTTGACGAATTCTTTGTAAACAATATTGTCAATTGGTTTAAGTGTTTGTGTTTGGTCTTCACTTACTATTCTTTCTACCAAGAATTGTTCCAGAATAACTCTAGTTTTCATTGGAATTTCTTGATCAAAGATTTGTGCTATTGTTGCAAGATCTTTATAGTTTGACATAAAGTTTGTAAATACAGCAGGACCGAGTTGTTTATTTACATCGTTAATAACTCTGCTTTGGTCATTAAATACGTGTTGTTGGTTTAAACCAAAATAAATTCTTTTGGCTTCATTAACCATTCTTTCTGCTGTTTCTTTTGGAAGTCCTCTTGATTCGTAAAGGGATTTGTAAACATCCAATTCTTTAGCTAGGGTTGTTCCTTTTTTAAAATGTTCTTTTATAATTGACAGGACAAGAGCTTTTCTTTTTTCATCTTTTGCAACAATTGCTTTTGTAAGCTCTTTTGTTAAAGACTCAAAAAGAAAAGCGGTGTTTCTTTTCTTATTATGTTTAAGCTTTATTCTTTCCATTATTTTTGGACTCCAAACTTTCGATTAATTGACGAGTTTCACGCTCTATTCTAAATAGTTCAAATTCTTCTTCATTGTTGTTATTTTGATTTTCTTTTAAGAAATCGCCAATCAATGATTGCAACTCTTGATCTTTTCTTACATTTTTGTCACTACCACTTGCAGTAAACCCACCACCAGAAGCATTAATTGATCTTGCTCTTGCACCAATAGTTCTTTTGTCTGTTGCTACTGGCTTATACCATTTACCTTTAGACGCTGGGGTAGTAGTTATAGTTCTACCAGTATTATCTCTTCTCTTTGATGGTGCTGCGAGTAATGCTCCACCACCTTCTTCTCCTGCTGCTGGTGGGGCTTCTGGGGCTTCTGGTGCTCCACCTTCTCCTCCTCCAGCTTCTGGGGTTTCGCCTCCTCCCTCTGGAGTTGGTGCGCCGCCCTCTGGTGGTGGTGTTTCTGGTCCTCCAGCCTCTGGTCCTCCAAGACCTCCTCCAAGTCCACCTAAACCGCCACCAGCTCCACCGCCAGCACCGCCTTGTGGTTGTGCGCCAGCAGCTTCAAGTGATGCTGTAAATTTACGGTCATAGTACTGTTCTCTTTGAATACGTAAGAATTCTTCATCAGACAAAGCAAAGATGTGTTGAGCAATCCAACGCTTAGAAAAATATCCTTCAGTAGCCGCACCAGCAACATCAAATTTAGTTTTCCAATGTTCAAGTTCTTGAAGAGCAGCGATCTTAGAAGGATTGTTGAGAGAAAGTTTAAATGAAATTAAATCTGAACCTCTGTATCCAAGAGTAAACAAATGGATGATACCAATTTTTTCTAGTTCTGCAATTGCAACTCTTTGAAGTCTTTGAATAGTTCTTGCAAAACGAATGTCTTTTTGTGCAAGAGTTGCTTTATCTTCTGTAGCTCCATCTCCTCTAATAAGATAAGACATAGGAACTTTAAGAGCAGCAAATAATTTATCTCTAAGGTATTTTACATCCTCAATAGCAGAAGCAAATTGACCACCTGGAAGTGCATCAATTTTTGTATTATTTTGCCCACCACGAACAGGAATAAAATAATCTTCGTCAACAGACATTGGGTTATAACGTAAATCAACACGACCAGTATTTTGATCTACAATTTGATTACGCTTCATTGAAGTCATAACTTTTTGCATGTATTGTTCAACTTCTTGTGGAGGAATGTTACCAACATCAATATAAAATACTTTACGTTCTGGTGATCTTGTAATACGATAAGCCATCATTGCATCTTCAAGTAATGTAAGCTGTCTCCAAATTCTTCTTGCTGGATCCAAAACAGACGTTCCATATGGAGAATATTTATCGTTTCCAAGAATTCTGAAGTGGGCTACTTGCCAGTTCTCAAATGTTAAACCGCCAGAGTTCCATTGGAATTGAACATAATTTGGATTTGTTGGATCTTTACCTTCCATTCTTTCAATTTGATTTGCAGGAAGACCAATAGCAGATTTAATACCTAATGTTTCATCAATGTCTAAATACAAAAAGTGATCCCCATATTTACACATATTGCGACACCAATTGAATAAATTAGAATCAAGATTTAATGTTTTATTGAAAAGAGTTTGCAATACAGATTTTATTTCTTCATTTGGACATTTAATGTTTAACATATTATTAAGTTCATTAGATGTTGTCATTTCGTCTGCATAAATATCAAGAGCAGATGCAATCTCTGGCATGTATTCCATTTGGTCAAAATCGATGTACCTATCGGCTCGATTTTGATTAGCCATCATTTTAGATGAGAAATTTTCGTATGGATTGTAAGCAGATTTTTTAAACTCTAAACCACCAGCAGATGTAAACTTCTGACCAAATTTATCCATTTGGTTTCGTCTATACCTACTTTGTACTGGTTGATTGTAATTTACAATTGGACCAGAGAATAGTTTAGTAAGTCTCTTGAATAACTCAGAGTCTTGATTTTTAGTATTCTTAAATTTTTGATCTGCCATTTTTATCCTTTATAAACCCAGAAAAACTGGTCATATTGCTGTCTTGCTTCGTTTCTGGCAATAGTTAAATCTTTATTATAACCTTGCATACCAGGTATTTTTGTATCTATCATTGTATTAGTTTTTACTAAACTTGTCAACATAGCTTTCTTATATTCTAAATCTCTTTGATTAGTTTGAAATACAGTATCTTTGATCCAGCAAGCAATCGCTAAAGACATAACTAAATCGTCGTTGTATCCTTGCATTGCTTGTGGTCTACCTAGTGACCATATAAATGTATCTAGTTCATTAATTGTTCTTAATGAATTAATTGTAACAGATTTATTTCTAATAAATTCTTCAAGTTTTGCAATTATTAATGGTCTTGATTTATGTGAGGTTGTAAAACCAGGAACTGTATTTAATGCACCTTCGGCAGATACTTGGTCTATATATTCACCAGAACCTTTTGTTGAATAATAAATGTTTGGATAATTGGCTACAATAATTTTTTCAACTACTGAAAATCCAAGGTTGTTATTTTCTACAATTATCATACAATTACCATATTCTTTACCAGCAGTTACTAAAAGGTTAGCAAAATCTTCTGTGCTTAATTTACCTTGGTATTCTGCAACTTGTTCAAATGAATCAATCTCTACTATATGAAATACAGAATTATCTTTACCATCACCTCTAGCAACGTCTGCTACAAGAACGTATGACTTTTCTGAATTAAACTCTTTCCAAATCCAATAATTTCTATCAGCACTTGTTCTATGTTTAGGTTCTTTAAAATTAGAATGTAATCTTTCCAAATCATCTGGTTCGATGACAGTTTCACCAGATGCATTAAAAGAACATTCATATTCTTGAGCAATTTCTCTCTTTGACATATTTCTGGTTTCTTTTTCAAACCAAGATTGATCTCTATTAGGATGGGCAGACCAATGTAATTTTATTGGATGAAAATCATTTATTCCACTCTCTGCATCAATATATGTTTGATGAAACCAATTACCTACACCATTTGGAGTTGAAATAGCAATACAACGACCACCAGTAGCCATTGTAGGATAAACGCCTGTCCAAAGGTCTTTCATGTTTTCAATGAATGCTGCCTCGTCCAGAACAAGTAAAGAAAGAGCTTCCGAACGACCAGCATCACCAGAAGTCGCGGAAGCTTTGATTTGTGAACCATTTGTAAGCTCAAATGAATTTCTGTTGTCAATTGATACATCAGCAATCATTAACCAATCTGGCAAACTCTTGATAATATATTTAACTTTTTTTACTAAGTTTGATGCTGATAAAAGTTTAGTTGCTAAGATAAGAACGTTTTTATCTCTATGAAATAACATCAACCAAGCAATGTATCCTGCAACAATTGTTGAAAGTCCTAACTGTCTTGCCTTTAAAACTACATTAAAACGATAGTCTTTCATATCTTTTAGAACTTGATCTTGAAATTCAAAAGTTCTAAAAGGTATTGGACCTTTTTGTGTATCAGAAATTTTTGCGTATGTATTTAAAAAATAAATTGGATCTTTACCACACTTTAAAATTTCAGATTGTATTTGTTGTTTTGTGGGACGGTAAACAGCCATTTCATTTTAGTCTTTTTTCTTTTCTGCTGGTCTTTTATCATTTTGTGGTTTCTTGGCTTTTTCTCTTCCCATAGAAAGAAACTTTTTTGTAATGTCTCTTGTAGTATCTTCGGAAGGGGAGCCAACTGGCAATACAGATTTATCCAAAGAAGTAATTTCAAACTCTTGGTACATAGAAAGATCGGTTCTTGTTCTTGAAATTGGTTGAACAAATATATCTATTTCATCAATTGGTTTTAATGAAAGAGTATTACCTGTTATTGTTTTGTATTCTTTCTTTAAGAATTTAACAATATCCGCCATTACACCTTCCATTTCAGATTCAAACTTACCACCTTTATGAACTTCTTTCATAGAGATTTCACTTTGATAAGTAATACAAAGTTTGTTTCCTTTAAACTTAACTTTAAATCCATCAATAACTCTTGAATCAAGAATTGGGTCACCCTCTTCTCTACGGAGTCCTATTTTCTTTTCTTCACCAGTAGCGTGATATTTAGCAATGTGTGAACCATCATAAGCATTTGCTGCTGCTTGTGCGATGCCTTGAATTATTTCAAGAGTAGTAGCCATTATACAGTACCTCTTACTTTATCGTATTTAAGTGCATGATAAACAGAACCAACGTCTTTTTCCATTTGAGAAACTTTTGATTGCATCCACTCTGGGAGATTTTCGCCGTCTTGTATCATATCGTGTAATTTAAGTGCATATTCACCAATCTTAAAAAGTTGGCTTTTTGTCATGTATCCTTCATAATCTAATTCTTGATCTTGGCCTTGAACAGTTTCGTCGTAGCCCATTGGGATTTCTTGATGCATTTGTTCATCGTGCATCTCTAGAAGCATTTCGCGTTCCCATTCTTCTTTAATTATTTGTTTAAGCTCTTCACGACTTACTGTTATTTTCATTTGGCCTCCATCCTGTTTTCCATCTTTCTTCTCTTCCCTCAACCCATTGAATGTAACATTTTTTGCAACATTCAAATCGATTCATATATAAATCATCATTGAGATCAAAAGAATAAATGCAACAAACTGGACAACTTCTTTTGCTGTCTTTATTAAGTAGTTTTTTAGAAATAAAAAGACCACCAACATCAATCTTTTGATCTTTTTGTTGTTCTTTTTTAGCAACTTCTTTTAATTGATTTAAATATTCTTTTTCTTTATCTTCATTCCAATAATGTTTTGGATTTGCAATTGTATCTTCGCCATACTTTTGTGCTATGGCTTTTTCAATTTTTACAATCTCATTTGGATCTTTCATAATACCTCTTAGTCTTTTATTGGACCACCTTCTACCCAAGCATCACAAGTTCTTTTTGCGGCACATTTAAATTTTAACATTTTACAGTATCCCAACTGACCAGCTTCAATAGTAGCCCAAGGATCATCATCTTTGTCCAATCCTTCAGAAATACAAGTTTGCATTTGTTTAGTCATATCAAACGCGGCACAATTACCACATAACATAGATTTAACATCTTCTGGATCGTCAACTTCCCAAAGCTTTTGTTTTGCTTTCCAGAACTTTTCATTTTCTTCGTTTGGATTTGGAGGACCATAATGTTGTTCTTTTATTGCTTTATTTCTATTTTTTAGATTTAATTTTATATCTTTTGTTGGTGCTGGGCATTTAAAAGATTTTGATTTACCCAATCCCTTCACTAGTATCTTAATCATTTGTTATTGCCTCGTAAGCATAAATAGTACCAAAGGATGTAGCAAGTCCAGCAGCAAACCCTACACCAATCCAAAGTGATGTATTTTTTTTGCTTGTTGATTTTATAATTTCGTATGTTTTTTCTAATTCTTTGTCTTTTATTGCAATTATTTCTTCACTAGTTTTAATTTGTAATTCTAAATCATATTGTAACTTTTCTTCGTTTAAGTCACATTCAGTTTGTAGCTTATCTAAATCGTACTTGCCTTTTAGTTTTGCTTCAGCAGTATCTGCATCGCATTTAGCAATAATTGTTGCCATACCAGAAGGAGCAAGAATAGTACCAGATAATGGTGCTACTTCGCCTTTTTTAATTGGTGCATAGTCTTGTGCAAATGCTAGTTTTGTTAATAATAATAGTGTAATCATTTTTTAAGTCCAAACCTTTCTTCTAATTCTTTGTCAACAACTTTTGGATCAGCAAATCTTTCTTGCAAATCTTTTTGTTGTTTTGCTTGTTTATCTTTAACTTGTTTTAGATCTTTTTGATAGTCTTCTTCAAGTTTTTTAACTTTATCTTGGTAATCTTTAAACATTTTATCGTATGCTTCTCTTTGATCTTTAACTGCATCTTGCAAAACTTTTATTTGCTTTTGGTTAGATTCTTGCGAAACATCTAAAGTTGCTTCCATTTTTTTAACTGCATTATCAGAGGAGATACTGAAATAAATTGGAACTGCTACTGAATACAGTATAAGCATGATTACTTTCCAATGAGACAATAAAAATGTCACTATCAGTATCCTCCTTCAGTTCTTGTTAATATGTCGCTTTTTGTCATTTTTGTACGAGATGGATACTTTGTATTTTTTCCTATGAGGTATTGTAGTGTTCCTTGAAGTACGTTTAAAACAGGTAAAAGATCCCTTTTATGAAATACGTCATATTCTTTATTAAAATAACGACGGTTATCTCGTATTGTTTTTCTTAAAATAATTAATTTATCTTTTACTTTTTGAATAGATTTTTGTAAATCTGTTTTTTCAATTTTGTATGGTGTTTCTTTTTCTTTACCAAAATAGTATTTTAATTTTGCAAGAATACCTTCATTAACTTCATGTTGGTAATATTTAAACATATTATCGTGTGCTTTTTCAATATCATGAATTAATTGATTTAATTTTGGAATCATTTCATTATTTAAAAATGATAAAGTTTCTTCTTCATGCTTACCACCAAAATGAAATGTTCCTAATTGGTTTAATAACTTATGAAAAATTGCTAAATCTTCCATTGGCTGTCTACCTTCAAGAAGATTTAGCAATTCTTGTCTTATTATTTGCCTTAATTTAATTTCTGTTATTATCATACCTATAATTAGTTCTAAATACTAATCTTGGCAAATCCATCAACATTATCAATTGTAATAATTTGATCTGCAACATCTTTTAGGGCATCCATGTGAGAGATAAGAAGAACAGTATCATAATAATTTTTGATCATTTCAAGTATTCTAATAAATCCCTCCATGTTTTCATTATCAAGAGCAGTTCCTGGCTCATCAAGTATAAACAGATTTGACTTAGGAAGATTTGATACTTGAAGCATCGAAAGTCTAATAGCCATAGCAGCAATTGATTTCTCTGCACCAGAACCCATTTCAATTGGTCTTGGCTCTGAATTTTGATGCTCAATCATAATGTTTAGTTTAGAGCCATCATCCTCAAAGTAAACTTGAAAGTCTACAATATTAGAAAGAATTGTTGAAATCTCTTCGTTAATTACTGGAAGTTTCTTCTTAATAATCTCGTATGAAATTCCATTTGAGCTTGTTGCTTTCATAAAATAATCATAAGCAGCAAATTCATTTCTATAATTTTCTAACTCTTCTTTAGAAGATTTGAGTCCAACAATCTTTTCGCTCAACGAACCAAACCTAATGTGTGATGATAGTAATTCATCATTTGCAGCTTTTGCTTCTTTCTCCAAGTTGCTTAGCTGTGATTGTTTAGCAGATTTATCTTCTGTTAGTGATTGTACTTGTTTGAATAGTTCTTCGTTTTTCTTGTACTGTTCAATCTTATCATTAACAGTATTCATTTCCTTATTGATGTTAGAAATGATTGTGTTAAATTTTTCAACATCTACTTTTAATTCAAGAATTTGTTTCTCAAGATTAGCTTGTTTAGTTATTAGTTGCTGATGCTTTGCAATTTGGTTTTCTACAATGTCTGGGTTTAGTGATTGCAGAACATTGCCAAGTTCATTTTGTTCTTGAACTAGCTTGTTTGTTTTCTCTTCTTGGCTTTCAATTTTGTTAGAAGCAGCAACAGCATCTTTAATAAACTTGCAAGTTGCAAACTGCGTGCCACAAGGAACTTCTTCAAGCAATTTAATTTTATCTTTCAAATGTTTTGTTTCTTTATTGTTTAGCCCAACATCTTGAGTAATTGCGGAAAGTTTGGTTTGGTAATCAACAATCTCTTGTTTTGTTTTCTTAAGACTTTCAATGTCATACTCTTTCAAAAATTCTACAATCTTTTCTAAGTCAGTATTACTATTTGCTATTTCTGCTGTCTTATCTGCTTTTGCTTTAACAGCTTTTTTTAGCGTGGCTTCAAGATACTCTTTCCTTTCAATTGTTTTAGAAATGTCAATTGATTCTACGTTAATGTTTTTAAGTTGTCCTTCCAATGAATCAATTTCACTTTTTAAACTAGCAAGAGTCTCATTAGATACTTTTACATTGTTCTTTAGCCTTTCAGTATTATTATTGATTGAATCAATTTCATCTTGTGCTTTTAAGATTTGAGTATCGTAATCTGTTGCTTCAAGTTTCTTAATAAGTGCCTTGATGCTTGCTGATTCTTCTTTAGCTAGTTTGTTCTTGGCATCAAAGATTTCCAAGTCTAAAAACCTACCAAGAATCTCTTTACGTTTTGTTGAACCTTCACGAATAAACGAAAGTGAGTCGAGCTGTGAAGACATTGAAGTAAGCATAAAATCATCAATAGTTCCAAACATTTTCTTGATGTTTGTATCTGTTTGTACTCTGCTGTCTCCGTTAAGTGAAACACCATCACCAACAAAATTTAAAACTGTCTTAGCTTCTTCAGTTCCATCTTTCTTGATTGTCTTTTCACAAGTACGAGCAACAACGTATTCACTATCATCTATCGACAGTTTAAGATTTACAACAGCATTTTTCTTTGCTGTGTTAATTACGTTTGATGATTTCTTTTCATTTTTAGAAGTTGTGTTGAAAAGAGCGTAAAGGATACTGTCAATTACTGAAGACTTGCCAGAATAATTCTTACCAAAAATTCCAACAATACCTTGTAGATTCTTAAAATTAATTTTGTTGCCACCACCATAATTAAAAAGATTATCCCACTCTAGAGATTCAACTTTCCAATTAATGTTTCGTGCAACTTCCTCTTTAGATTCAACTTCTGTATTAAATTTTTTGTTAATCTCAAATACTTTCTCTAATACTTCTAATGGTACTTTATAGTTTACAAGAAACTCTTCAATTAATTGTTCTTGAACTTTTACATTACGCAAATCTTCTTTCTCAATACCATCTACACTTTCCCTTAATTCTTTTGATCTGGCGACGTTCTTGGATAAAAAAGAAACACTTTCTGGCTTCCATTTTTCTTTTATTAGGTCACCAACGTTCTTCATAATCTCTGCTGGAAGATTGGTTCTGGAAAGCAATCGAAGTCTTGCATTAAGTGGTATTGAAACGTTACTGGGAAGCTCTCCATTCTCTTCAAGCTCAACTGTGATAAATGGATTAGGATTATTAATTACAACGTGTCTGCAATCAAATGAGAGCTTGTCTTGAATGTTCCAAATAAGAAATCCTTTATCGTTTGTCTCGCCGTGATTTTGTTGAAGAGTAGATCCTGGGTATCGAATTCTTCCTTCATTATCGAGAGTTTGGTTGGTCTTGTGAATGTCTCCAAGAAAAGCATAATCGTGACCCTCAAAGATTGATACGTCGTGGTCAGCTTTCTCAAGAACAAAACCTGTATCTGTTTTTACTCCATTTACAGAACCGTGATAAAGAGCAATGTTAATAGCGTCTGGGTTAGAGGGTTTTACCCAACCTTCCTCATCAAAGACGGAAAGAACATTAAGAACAAAATTGTCTTTTAATTTTGTTTCACCAGACTTTTTTAGTAGATGAAGATTACTAATACCAAGAGCATTTACAATTGGAGTTAGTGCATCTTGTCTACTATCGTTTGTTAAGTTGCCATCGTGATTACCAAGGATAATGTATGTTGGAGCAATAGCAGAAAGATTCTTAAAGAAGTCTGCTGCCATTTCAACAAATTCTGGTGAAATCTGTGTTTTTGTATGAGCTATGTCTCCACAATGAATAATGTAATCTACTTGCTCTTCTTTTAGAGTTTCATAAATTTTATTAAATACTGTTTTGTATTCTGTATGATACTTTAGGTTTTTGATATGTGTGTCAGCCAAATGGCAGAACTTAACACCTTTTTTATTCACAGTTCCTCCAAACTTTGTAGTTTACTATGCGATTTATTCTTTCTGAACTCAACTGATACAAAGCTGCGAGTTCTTTTTGTGTAAATTTTTCTGTTTCATATTTTTGTCTTATTTCTTTAACGATTTTGCAATTTAATTTAGCATTACCATTATTTTCGCCACTATTGGCTTTACTTATTTTATTTTTTGTTTCTTCGTCTAATTGTCCTCGTTTTGGTAATTCTTTACCTTTATTCCAAGGTTTTTGACCAATGTGAGAAGTACTAAGATTTTTTATGTGTTCTTGAGTAAGTTTTTTTCCTTTATTCCAAGGAACTTTTCCATACATTCCATTTTTATTTGCTTTATTACTTTCACTTATTTTTAATTTTGTTGAATCGTTATGCAAACCGCCCTCACCACCAGATCGTAAATTGTAGCCTTTATCTGGATCTGTAGTATTAAATTTATTAATAAACTCTATTTCTTTTT